CCATTCGTAGTTTCTTTCCTCACAAAACTTAGCTATGTATGGCACTAGACCGCGATAGAGTTGTTTCGTTCGGATATCAAATAGTCTTATTTTTCCATCCCAAAGTCGTGCCTTGTATTGAGGAGTAAACTGATACCCTGGCACTTGGAATGTAAAGTTTTCACGAAGCTCATATGCTACACCATCTTCACAGACAATGCCAACATAGGCTTCGTTCACATTTCTAATAATAATTTTACTGTCCACCTATAAACTTTTCCCAATCCATGAATGACTTAAGCTGCCATGTCCTGTTATTAAGTTCTTTCAGGACACTCTTACAGAAGTCTACAATCTCTTCATGCATAACTTTTTTCAGTAGTGTGTTATTTAGTTCAGTATCAGAATCAAGATAGTGTTGTAAATCCGCTCTGAGTACCTTCTTCATCATCGGTTCCAGACCATACCTTTCAAGGTCTTCTGGATTGTTTAGATCGCCAGAGTAGTATTCCCACTTGATCTTACGCCGTGAATTATAATCGGCCTGCAATTTCTTGGCTAAAAGGTTGTGATGCGTAAGGATACGCAAATACTTGGCGTGAAGCTTTGATATATTTGCCATGGCCTTCTGTGGTTCAGTTTCATCAAAAGAAACATCTTTGATCCACTCTTCCATAAGCAGTTCTATATTCACTGGCGGTTTCATTCTATCTCCATTACAAAAAATGTATATTACTATACTACACTTTTAGGTAAATGTCAACTACAATCTTTCAATATCAAAATAATCATATCTGATACCAAGATCGGCTGTGATAGTATTATCAGCAGAATCGGCCGTATTGAATGTTATACCACTGAGACTGACAGGATGACAGTCTTTAAATTTGAAACGAACATTAGGTAAATTAGAATTTGTATTGATCGTCAAAATACCATCGTAGTAGATAGATGCTTTGGAATCAAAGTGTTTGATATATTCTTCATGTTTGGTTGGACGAGCCACACCTCTAAGCCAGTTGTATGTTTCTTGCCATGCTCTTAAGTCTTCATCAACTATAAATGTAATTCTAAGCTCTTCATATGTTAGCTTAACACCATGACGAAATGTATCAGAAAATGGACTCGATACAGTTACAGCGCCAGTTGATACTCCCGGCATAACAACAGACTGGCAAAAGTACTTTGCAAATGGAAGATTAGGTACAGTGAATGTGTACTTAGTTGCCTGTAGCAAACTTGTATTTTCTGGAGTCTTAGTGATGAATGATTCTGTTGTCATTTGATACCTCTGATAATATTTATATAAACAAAAAGGGCGGTGTTGCCACCGCCCAAGTTGTTACTGCGTTTCTTCTTATTATTAGGTAAGATTGCGAACGCGGAAGATACGGTAGTACTGGTTAGCACGAACTGTATCTGTGATTGTGTCGCCAAGGTCTGTAAGAGCATTTAGACCCTTAGCGAATGGATTAGCTACCATTCCATAACGAGTCTTGAAGCCGATCTTTGGCTGGAAGGTGTCCTGACCGATAGCGCGAACCATCTGGAGAGGTACATATGGGCAGTAGAATAGACCAGCGTCATAAGGTGAAGTACCCTTATAACCAACTGTACATAGTTCGTCACCGTTTGATGAACCGCCGAAGTATGGGTCGATGTAGACCTTAACGCGGCCGTGCATTGTACCAGCGAATGTGTTGCCAGTATCGTCAACTGTTAGGTTAACATTAAGAGCAGGTGTGTAATCAAGAACACCAGCCATAGCAAGAGCGGATGCAACATCTGAAGAAACGATCAGAATGTTACCCTTACCACGACGAGTACCCTTGGCAATCGCGTTGCATTCGCGTTCAATCTGGAATACAAGACCCTTGAACTTTTCAACTGACCAACGGCCGTTTGAGTCTGTGTCAAGATCGAATGTACCAGCGGTTGTTACACCGTACTGAGCGCCAACAACGGCTGAACGGTAAACAGTTCTTACAACTTCGCGGTTGATTTCAGCAAGAATTTCTGTTGAAAGAATGTTTGCAAGTTCTGTCTCAGCGTCTAGACCGTGAACAGCCTTAAGATCCTGAGCAAGTTCCATTGTGTACTCTGCCTTTAGCGCACGGCTACGAGCAGTTACAGTTACCTTTTCAATGGAGAAGTTCATTTCAGCGAAGGCATTGCCTGTGTCGCCTAGAGCTTCGGCTTGTGCTGTTGTCATACCTTTACCAGTTGTGTACTGTGTAGAATCTGATGTATCAACAACTGGGTTTGTACCGGTGTGTGAACCAGTTCCAGTTAGTGTACCAGCTGCGTTCTGTGATGTGAAGCTTGTGATAACTTCATCAAAGAATGTTTCGTTTGTTGTGCGGTTATCACCACGGCGTGAGCGCATTGCAAAGATAAGTCCTGTTGGACCAGTCATTGGCTGAACGCCTGCAATGTCATAAGCCATTAGGTTTGGAAGAGCGCGACGAACCAAGCTAATTAGGATTGGATCGTAACCAGCAACTGGGCCTGCAGCAGCAGCGCCGCCAGAGAAACCAGCATATGTCTGACCACTTACACCAGCAGAGTTTGTAGCAACTTCGTTAAGAATGCCACGCTCTTCAGCCATAGCCTTTTCCTGGTTTTCTAGGACAAGGGCTGTAACTGCACGACGGTAAGAATCCTTGATTGGATTTGCACCGGCATGGTCAAGCACTGGTGCCCACTTCTGTTCTAATTGTTCTGTAAGATACATTTTAGTATTCTCCTTTAAAGTCTTACTTTTCTAATATTTATAATTTCGTTATCTTGGTGCTGTCTTACCAAGTGATCTAACATATGCAGCCATCGGACCGTGTAGTTCTTCTGAAATCATGCTTTTACCATCTGTTGATGATTCAGCAGCATCAAGAACCTTATCGGACTTAACTGATGTTGAGAAATAGTTTTCCTTAAGAATAGAAACCTTCTGAGCGTATTCGTTTGCATCAGCGTACTCGATTCCTTCAGCAAGAGATTTCAACTTCTCTGCCTGTGTATCTGTCAATCCATCACAAGCATTAAGTAAAATTTCATTAGACTTAGATTCGTTGAGCATCTTGCTTAGTGCTACACTACGCTCAATTTCCTCATTTAGTTTTTCTTCTAGTTCGGCAACCTTGTTACCCATTTCTTCTACAACTGATACTGCTTCTTCAGGAATATCAATGTAGTGTTCAACGAATAGGTTACGGAGACCAGAGATAAATTCTTCGGTTAATTCGGAACGAAGACTTGCTTCGATAGCAACTTCGTTTTCTGATGTCCACTGTTCAACAACATAATTGAGGTAGTCATCAACATTTGTTGAAAGTTCTTCTTCGATACGGCCAACTTCTTCTTCAAGAGTAGCAGCAAAAGCTTCTTCTAAGACTGCAATTTCTTCTGCAACCTTCTGCTTAACAGCGGCTTCAAAAATAGCTGTTGCTTTAGCACGGAATTCTTCTGATAGTTCTTCGCCAGCAAGAAGAGCGTCAACATGTTCGGACATGTCCACTTCGTAATTTTCCATTACATTTTCTTCTGATTCTGCTTCTGATTCCTCAGTTACAAATTCGAAGTTTTCTTCGATTGCAGCAGCAATTTGATCTTCGTCCATACCTTCTTCAAGGCATTGATCAATGAATGATTCTAGTTCTTCTGATAGTTCAACTTCATCTTCGTTGATTTCTTCAGCAGCTTCTTCAGCAACAACTTCAGATGTTTCCTCAACATCTTCTTCCATTACTTCGGCCTTCTTCTTCATTGGTTCAGGCTTTGTGGCTTTCTTAACAGATGTGTCTGTTTTAATACCAGCAGCAGCCGCAGCGCCAAGATTTGAACCATCAGCGCCGTTTGGTTGAATTACTGGATCAGCAAGCTTTGTAGCAGAACCTAGTGTCTGTGATGGGTCTACTGACTTTGAGCCTGGCTTTAATGTAGCAGCTAGAGCGGTTTCTTCCTTCATTAGGACTGCTCTTGCAGCTTCAGTTAATGACTTTGCCATATTAGATTACTCCTTTATTTCTTTTATTTATATTATTTAAAGTTTAGAGATGTAGTTTTCAAAGATTTTCAAAGCAACTTCTTCAATGTCGTTACTAGAAGCTTCTTTTAGCATTCTTCTAGCGCGTTCCTGATGAACTGCTTTCCAACCTTGATTAGTTAAAATCCATTCTGCATTTTCCATAATACCTTGGACAAATGCGTCTGGAGCTGAGGGATCAGCAACGATATCGGCCGCTGTAGCCAAATGAAAATCGTCCTGAACTAGTTGAAAGCCGTTGGCTGGCTTAAGAGACCCTACGCCTCTTGTTGACACACCTAGACTTGCTCCTCCATCTAATAAACTTTTCACGATCTTACCATTAGGAGTATCTAAGATTTTAGCTTTACCAATAAAGTTATTACCTTCTGGTCTCAAGCTTGTGATCATGTGTGATACACGATCTAAGTTAATCGTCGGAGAATCTGGATGTCCAAGTTCTCCAAAAGCACGATTCTTCATTACATAATCTTTATTATATCTATCAACTTCTTTACTAAGAATATGGCGTGGATATACACGACCATTTCTATTCTGTTTTTCAGCCTGCATAAAGATACCTTCAATGAAGCGTTCTTTTTTGCCGTTTACTTCTTCTACAATATACTGAACGTTTAAAACTTCTTCTTTAATAAGTTTCATTTTTATAGTCCTAACGATTTTCTTTTTTGTAATGAACGCTTACGCTTCATTAGTGATCTTGAAAGTTTTGCTTTGCGTTTCATTTTACCTTTACGAGCGCCCATCTTTCTACGACGGCGTTCAGCCGCAGACATACGCTTTAGTGTTCCACCACGCAAAGTCATTCCAGGAACATTAGAAACTTTCTTGCGGCGTTGAATTTTACCACCACGAACTCTAGCTCTAACAATACTAATGCGAGCTTCGTCTAGTTCTTCTTCTTCTTTTAGATTATTTTTTGGAACGACTGTAGTATTAGGCGGTTGCTTATCGCCTTTGTCTGCACTATTAACTCTCTGTCCTTTTGGTGCTGGACCGTTGTGTATTTCTGTAGGATTAATTGATTCCTCAATTTCATCTTCCATAATACCAGCTCTAACTTTGTCTGAAGCAGATTTTACACCCATCTGTTCACTCATCTTAGCTGCAACAGCTTTCTTCATTTCAAAAATCTTCTTTTCCATAATTAATGGAATAAGACTGTCGATCTGATCTTCTGCTTCTGTAAACTTATGTTCTTTTATTAACTGAATGATGTTTTTCATTATAGTGGTCTTCTGTTAAATGCATAAGGATCTGCTGTCTGGCCTTGATCATAGTCTTCGCCAGCTTTCTTTAAGTCGATGAATATTGTGGCTAATTCACCAGCACCTAGATTTGCTGTTGATATGAGTATGTGGCCATTTGAACTTGTTTCTGGATTTGGAATTGTTGCCCCATCACCCATGCTTTGGAAATCATAATCAAATGATCCTGCTCCAAATGTAACAATCTCGGAGTTTGAAGCTCCTTGCCATTGCAACTTCATCTTTGCATTGGCCGCAGCTACTTGCCCAAAGACGCGCTTGATAGTAGTATTGTACTTGGTTTTCGGATGAACACCTGACTGCATAATGTATCCATTTGCATTTAATGCAAATCCTAATGTTGATACATTAACTAGGACTGTATTAGAACTTTGTGAACCGTCAGAGACAATGACATACTTAATCAAAGCTCTCTTATTGCTATCAATAATTTTTTGTTCTCGGATTAAATTTGCCATCTTTTACTGCCTTACTGCAAACATTAGAACTTTGTTAAATGAACTAGCACTTTCATTCAGCATTTGTTCCATTTTCTTTTTGTTTGTTTTGTTGATTGATTCGTATACGGTCAATAACTTTTCTGCTACTGTATTATTTATAGTAATTTCATTTTCGTTAAACTTGATTGTTTGTTCCGATATATTATTCTCTACAATTGACTTGATTGTGTCTAATACATTGGATTCATTTGTCTGAGATTTTGCCATTTTAGCATTAGCTTCATCACTAGCTGTTTGGCGTCTAGCATTCCGAGCATTATTCGCATCCGCTCTATTCGCAAACGAACTTGATGTTGAAGGTTTGGCTGAGAAATTGTAGTTGCGTGTGGATGGCGCATCGGGAGTATTTGATCCACTTCCTGAACCACCGCCACCACCTGCGGCACCAATACCAGCACCAGCAGCAGCCGCAGCAGCAAGACCTAATCTTCCTTTAGATGATTTTCCTTTGCCGCCTTTACCTAAACCTTTGCCTGCTGGTTTAGCAGCTTTATTTCCTTTAGATAAAACTTGACCTGCTTTTTTAGCTATCCATCCTAACGCAGCAGTAGCAATACGATTTTCTTCTAAAGTTGTTTTCTTTGCCGCTCTAGCAGCATTTCGTGCTGTGACTGCCTTTTCAACAGCTTTTGTTCTGATTCTATCTTTTATTTTTTTATTAAGTTCAACACCAACTGCGCCCATAGCTCCTCGTATTCCTCCTCCTAGTCGCTTTGAAACATCTTGAAATCTTTTGTTTCTTGCTGTTGGATCTGTTTCTGGTGGAACTTTACCAGTTTTTAAAATAGTACTTACTTTTTTATACTTTGGATTTCTTCTCAGAGCTTTGTTAATTCTAGCATTATCTTTATCATCATCGTCTTTAGGTTTCTTATCTTCGTTCAAACCCATCTGTATATCATTATATGGAATAGTTACATACTTGTCTAAGGCCTGTGAGTAATACAAAGCAACTTTTTGATTGTCTGGATACACTCTAATAGCCTTTCTTTTTAAGATAAGAACCGATGGCATTTCCTTATCAGTAGGCCAACCAGCCTTATATCTTGGATCAAACTTGGAATAGGTATCCATTTTAGCTTCGGATACATTATGAACATTCTGTCTAACTTTACGATATACCTGATCGTCACTAACAACCTGTGAGATAAGGGAATCAAGAAGATTGACAAGCATACGCTTTTCTTGAGAAGTAATCTTATCAGCAGACTTCTCTAGTGCCTTTTTAAGAGCAGGAAGTTTTTTGGCATCATACAAACCAGCACGAACAAGAGCGGAAAGTTTGCGGTCTTCCTTCTCTTCTTTTTCAGTGATTAAATCAAATTGCTCGCGGATCTGTTTGATGTTGTTCATGTTATATTACTTCTTCTTTACAGCAGTTTTTTGCTTACTCTTCGCACTCTTCATTGCTTTATCTATAACATCGTCAAATTTACGAAGCGGTTTACTATCTGGCAAAGGACGAGCAAAATACTCTATTGGTAAAGCTTCATCAATCTGTTTCGCTTGTTCTTGCATCTGACCAAAGTAATTCTTAGCAATTTCAATCTTGCGCTCTTCTAACTTCTCAACAGCCTTTGTAGTCAAAGCGGAAGAAAAATTTTGACGCATTTCATCTAGATTACCTTCTAGAATGCTGTCTAATGCTTTCTTAATCGACATGTTTATTCTCCTAAACGATTGGTATTATATTTATGAATCTTCTATGACTGTGCAGTGGAATAGTGCAATTGAACTAGTTCCGTAAGCATCCGTGAAAAGATTTGAATCGAGTACATGAGGACCTGATATGACTTTAATTCTTGATCCTCTTGGAAGAAGCGTTTCTCTTTCACCTGAATTTGCTGAAACAGCATCAAGGTATATTGCTTTTTGACCTTTTCTAAGTTCTACCTGTAATACAACTGGTTGATCTTTATCTCCAACATCAGCAAATCCACCAATAGCGGTATTGAAATCTAATGATGTAGAAACATACCCTCTAAAAACATATTCACCGCCAAGCTGAAACTTATCTGCGCTATAACGAGAACTAAGACCAGAATATACAGTATATGGAAATGGTGTCTGTGTTTCTTCAAAAGCGGAATCTAAAGTTTCTATTGTCCGATTTAAGTAATCGTCCTGTTCTTGTGTAACACCTTCATCATGACCTTTATATAGGTATCTGTTTATATCTGCGTATCCATCACCGGTATAATCTTCAATGGCTTGTAATTCTGTTTGATCAAACATGTTTGGCTGATAAAATTTAAAAAGTTCTTTATCTACCGCATTAGCATCTTTGTATAGGTCTTTTAATATTTTAGTGTCTTCTTTACTTCTTTTGGAATTAACACCGGTATAGAAATCCGCATCTTTTTTAAGAAGATCGGCCTTACTTGGTTGTGCTGGTTGCCCCTTAGCAGTCGGACTTATGTTCTTCTTTTTAGATACAGGTTCACTTTGTTGCATTGTAGAAGCTTTATAATACATATGATCAACATCATCTTGTCCTTTATATGGAACAAGTCTATCATCGTGTACTAGATATGCAAGTTTACCTTTTCTATCAGCATAACGACCAAAACCCATATAAGTTAAACCCATCTTACGAGCTTCTTTAGAAGCCGCAGATTTAGGTTCAGACTTAGCTTGAAGTGCTAAACTTTCATCCAGATACTCACCAAACTTCTTCAACGAACTGGCTCCAAAGTATCATTTACAAAGCGTTGACGATTCTTTGTTTGCCCCATATCCATTGGATCCATTGTATCTTTACCTGTTCCATCTTGAACTGGCATTTGTTCTGGCGCTGCGCCTTGTTGAGCGGCATATTGCTGCATCATGTTTTCAGTTGGTGTCGGCGGAACAATATTTGGCTGTGGCGGAGCAGGCGGTAATGGATTACCCATTTCATCTGTTGGAAGTGGATTACCCTGATCATCGACCGGTGTATTAGCAGCCTTTTCTTCTTCTATCTGCTGCATGATTTCTTCAATCTCATCATCGTCCATTTGAAGAACATTCTTGCGAACCCATGCCATCGAATAGTAACGACCAACATATGGATCAACTAACTGAAGAGTTGTGATTCTATTCTGAAGGAGTTCAGCTTCTTTAAGTTCGGTAAAGTTGTTGTCCTTCTTAAAGTCATACCAAATGTTTTCTTTAAACTCTCTCCATTCTTCTTCCGTACAGATTTTCTTAAGTACAAGTTGAAGTTTAAGTAGTTCATCGAATAGTGTGGAAAACTTGTTACGAAGACGATTGACAAACTTCGTAAACTTTAACTCATCTCTTGTGATTTCTGTTGAACGACCAAGAGAGAATCCCTGCTGTTGTTCCAAACGAGATATAGGAACACCGAGAGCCTTATATAGTTTCTTTTCAAAATACTTAACATCTTCCAACTCACCAAGGTTCATACCACCAGGTAGAGTTGTGATTTCGGTACCTTTACCACCTTCACGACGAGGTAACCAGAAGTCTTCAAGCATGGAAAGATGCTTACGATCATCCTTGATTTCGCCTGTGCTGGAATCATATACCAGCTTGTTACGATACTTAGCCATAACATCACGGAGATACTGTTCGGCCTTGATTGTTGGCATATTACCAACATCAATATAGAACACTCTGCGCTCTGGTGCGCGTGAGAGACGGTAGATGACTGTTGCGTCTTCTACCATACGCAATTGATTAAGTGGCTTGATAGCCTTGTGAAGATATGAGAGAACCATGGCTCTCTTTGAGTCCATTAGGCCCGAATTGACATTAACTACAGCGTCAATAGCAATCTTTGTGCCTAAGTTAGAATGAGCGCCAATCATACCTCTTTCATTGTAGAGGTAGTATTCTTTCATACTCTTAATAATTTCCATACCTGATTCGGTATCTTTTGCTTTTTGAATCTCGCGGATCTTACGAATACGGCGAGGATCAATATATCTAAGCTCTTGAATGCCTTTTTGAGGAGACTTGTCATCGATGATAACATGATAAAATAATCTACCATCAGTATACCAACGACGGAATAATTCATGGCCCATGTTACCAAAGTCTAGAAGCTTTAGCACATAGTCAAACTCTTCTCTAATTTTTTTCTTGATATTTTCAGGTTGTTTTAGTTCGTCGGTATCTAGTTCGACACCTGATTCGGAATCATCGTTAACGATTGCTTCATTAACAATCTCATCAATAGCCGTTTCCAGTTCTGGCTGCATAGCCATTTCACGATAGCGAGTGATAAGTTCGATTTCATTTCTAACAACACCGTCAAGATCGACATAGGTACCATAATAAGCACCTGATTGAATAGTTACAGCGCCGTCATCATTTTGTGGCAGCGCAAAAGACTTATTCTTTTCTTCTTGATCTTGTTGCTTCTTACGACTTATCTCAAAGCCAAAAAGTTGGACCATTACTCACTCCAGTTTGAATGGGTGGGGATTTCTCCCCACCCTGTTATATAATATATTAGACTATACCTACGCCGCTTGGGCCGGCTTGAGTTGAATCTGTAGTAGCCCTTGATGCTGGGTTTGTAGATTCCCACCACTGATAAGCAAAAGTTACAGCAAATTCTTCGATTGTATCATTTGCTGACCAGTCAAGTTCAATTGGACTTACATCAATTGGAAATAGTCCTACGAACTTGTATTCCTTAATGACATTACCAGCTTTACCATACTGAGTGATATACCCATCTTTCTGGTAAGACAATGGACTTACAAGATTGCGAAGATTGCTAACATGTGAATTAAGCGAACTCATCCACTTTTCAAATGTATTGCGGATCTTGAAATCTTCATCATTGATGATTGTAACTGTCCATTCTGAAAACACGCGATTTCCTGAGAACTTTAGTTCACGACCAAAGTAGTTTACAGGAATGCTGTTTACAGTAGAACCTGGAAGCTGTGCTGCTCTACACATAAAGTTGAAAGCAACTTCGGAACCAGTTTCGCCATTTACATTTACTGTTAAGTCTGGAATGGTGCAAGAAAACAAGTTTGGTCTTGCACCATCTCCTACCATTTGTGATCTAAAGTTAGCTACGTTAAACTCTGCCATTTTATTCTCCTCTGAATCTATTTATGTTCATTTTATTAATTAAAACTTACCAACGATTTCATCAAAGGCAACACCAGTTCTAACAGCAACAAAGTTAAGCTGAATAAAGTTGATGCTTCTAGCAGGCTTGATGTAGATATCACCAATAAATTCGTTGCGGTCAATAACTTCTGGAGTGTTATTGGTTTGATCGCAAACTACACGGTATTGGTAAATACCACGACGACCTTGTACATCACGAAGATATGGTTCTACAAGCGAAATGAACTGAGCGCGTGTAAATTCGTCATTGAATTCGAATAGTGAATACTTAGCCGCTCTTGCAATTGCCTTCTCAAGGACAATAAACAATCTACGAACATTGATACGATCAAATGCTGATGGACGAGCAAGAAGTGTCTTATCACCATATAGAACTGTACCTTCGCCAGGGAATGTTACAACTGGATTAACACCTTTCTTGTATAGCTCATCTCTTGCAGTCTTGTTTGGATTCCAAGAAAGCTTGACAACATTCTTGATCTGGCCACGATTGAATCCAGCTGGTGAGTACCATGGATCACGCTCAAAGTCTGTTCTTACACATAGGCCAGCAATATCGCCGTTTAGTGGTACCCAACGATATACATTGTTGTACTTGTCAAATTGATATTTCCAACCTGAGTCCATTACAGCATATGAAGATGATGTTATTTCATCTCTATATGCAGTTATATCTGTTACTTCTTCGCCTTGGTTGTTTATAGCATTAGCTGATGGCGGAGAAATAAATGCTACGCAATCTTTACGAGATTCTGCAATATTATCTATAATATGTTCTGCGACTGTTTGATGTGCAGCGCCAGCCATAATTAACGAAATATCAACTTCTTCAGCATTTTTAAATTTATCATAACCGTTAATTAAATCGCTGTTTGTTACAGTAGAAGATACACCATTAGCAAGTACAAGAGAAACAGCAACATTGTTATTAAAAGTTAAACCAGATGCTGTAGAAATACCCCAATTTGAATTGGCAGCATGTCCCATAACATAGAAATATTTAGAACGATCATTAATTACATTTACATAGTAGCTTGATGATCCGTCATCAGTTTTTGCATCCGACGCTTTTGAAACATATGCAAATTTTTCAAGTATTGTGTTTGGAGTTCCTGTAAACTTACCTTTTTGATCGATGACAATGATATGGATCTCATCATTTGCTGTGCCGCGACCACTAGCATAATTAGAAGTTGAAGGAACAGAATCAAACTGATTCTTATATGCCCATAGTGCCCAGGCAGCATTATTTCCTGATTCTGTGAACATAGAAATTTCTAAACCATTGCCCTTATCGCCAGGATAACGAGCGGCCACTCTACTAGTACCAGTGGAAGACACAGCAGTTAGATAATCATAGTTATAATCATCTTGATTTTCAATTAAAATTCCTGATCCATCGTTTGCGTTTTTATCAGATGAACTGGCTGAGCGTACAACCTTAAGATTTCTAGCATAAGATAAGAAGTTTGCGGCAGTAAACCATGTTGCGAAGTTAGTAGAGTCGGGTTTACCAAAACGATCGGCCAACTCAATTTCGTTTGAAATTGTTACGATAGTGTTAGCTGGGCCCCAATTAAATTGTCCTGCAATAGCACCTTCTGTTGTTCCAACTGATGGAACAATAGTAGTAAGGTCATATTCAGATACATTTACACCTGGTGACAGTTGAAATGCCATAGTATCTCTCCTTTGTGAAGTGGATTATTCTTGTTGTTATTATTTAGAAAAATGAAGATTTTACAACTTTCTTTTCCAGTTAAAGTCATCCCAAGGGTATCTCTTGGATCTGTCATCAAACCACACGTTTCCAAACTCATCCACCTCATAATCCGGATGGTCAACGCCGTTATCTATGATAGGTAAAGGTGTCAAATCCGTATCCATTATGTTTAATTGTTCTTGTTGGAGCGTAACTCTTATATCATTGTTTATGTTTTCTTTAAAATATCTTTGGGCTGTCAACCATCCAAAATGAAC